ACCACGTTCTCCTTGGGGGCCAGTTAATCCTTGTAGACCAGTGTCACCTTTTTCTCCTTGGAAACCTCTCTCGCCTTGTAATCCCTGAGTGCCTGTATCGCCTTTTGGGCCCTGAAGTCCGGTCTCTCCGGTTTCACCTCTGTCGCCTTTGACACCTTTATCACCCTTTTCACCTTTCTCGCCACGATCACCCTTAACGCCTTTATCGCCCTTCGGGCCTTTAAGACCAGGCACACCTTGAGGACCCTGCAAACCAGCAGGACCCTGTATAGTCTGAACTTCTTCGAGAACATCAAATATTCTGTTCTCAAGTTTCTTTATTTCTTTCTGCGTGTGTACAACTGAAAACGCAGTGGAAATCGTATCAATCTTGCTCATTGATTCGTGCCATATACCTTGTCATTTCTTCAAGTAATTCATCTTCATGTGTAGGTATATATTTTTCTTTTTTCTCTTCAGGTTTTTGTTGAGGTGGTGTTTCCTCCTCTTCATCCGGAACAGGTTCTTTCTGTGGTTTCTCTTCACCATCACCACCACCCATTCCAGGCAAATCAACTTCCCCAGCATCACCTTCACTCTCAATCTGTTTCTGAATCTCTTCGATATCTTCTTCAGACATTCTTAAAACATTTTTCCAAATCCATTCTTTACTCAGATAATTACCAACGAACTGATCTACTTCATTCAGCAGACCAAAACGTTCACGCATAATTTCTGTTTCTTTAAGTTCAGTGAAATGATTGTCCTTAATGAAATCGACAACAATATCATTTCGCCACTCTTCCCAATCCTGTTCTGTAATGATACCTTTTAACAGAAGTTGTTTACGAAGAATACCCAAGAACACCTGAGAAAACTTTCTACGTAGACGGTCAACAAACTTTTGAAGTTTAACCTCGTCTCGTGAAATCTCAGTCGAACGACCAAGAGAGAACTGGGCTTCTTGTTCCAAACGATTGACAGGAACATTTAACGCACGATATAGTTTCTTCTGAAAATAAATGATATCATCAATCTGTCCAAGATTGTCACCACCAGGCAACGTAGAGATTTCTGTGCCACGACCACCTTCTCGACGTGGTAACCAGAAGTCTTCCAGCATCGACATATGTTTACGGTCATCTTTAAGTTCGCCCGTGTTCGCATCGTAAACCAACTTGTTACGATACTTAGCCATAATATCTTTCATATACTGTTCAGACTTACCACGAGGTAAGTTACCTACGTCAATATAAAAGATACGTCTTTCTGGCGCACGTGCGAGACGATAGATGACCAAAGAGTCTTCCATCATTCTCAACTGATTGATTGGTTTTAATGCCTTGTGTAGATGTGAAACAACTTTCTTCTTTGTCTCATCGAGTAAACCAGATGTGACATAACTAATAGAATCCGTAGAAAGTTTAACTGCGTTTGATTGTTGTCCAGGTTTATCTTCGTAAATATAAAACTCTTCTACTGCGTCAACAATTTTTGCGCCCGTTGCAGGGTCTTTTCTGTATTTCACATTTTTAACTTTACGAATCTTTGCGGCATCTATGTGTCTAATTTCCTGAATACCAGCTTTAAGATTCGATTCGTTCACAAGTAAGTGGTGATAGATTCTTCCATCGATATACCATGAACGAAAGATGTCATGTCCGTTGTCGTTGAACTTCAGCATCGACACAACATTTTCGAATTCTTCTTGAATTTGATCTTTGATTTTATCGGGTGCTTCTACATCCTCTAATGATAGTTCAACATTAGATGTTAGTTCAGAAGCAGTAATAGACTCGTTGACAATCTCCTCAATTGCCATGTCCACTTCGGGATGAGTTGCAACACCTCGATAACGTAGAATAAGTTGGTGATTGTCTTTTGACTGGTCACCATCCATGTTAACATACTGACCATAATGACCAGCAGCGGCAGTAACATACCCAGCACCATCGTCATCCGTAGGCGGAACAATAGAAGGAAGTTTCTCTTTCTTCTGAGTTTGTGTTCTGCGTAATTCAAAACCAAATAATTTAAAGATGCTATCGTCTGCCATATCTGTGTCCAAAAAGTAAAATAAAGGGACCTCCGAAGAGGTCCCGATTATTTAGTAGAGATTTAAGATGTCGTATTTGACTCCCAGTATTGAATCTGGAATTCTACTGTGAATCTTTCAATCTCATTTTCTGTTGCATATGAAAGGTCTATTGGTGCAACATTGGTTGGGAAACAACCACGGAAGTTGTAACGCTTAATAGTACTTCCGTCTTTATCTAACTGATCTACAAAGAGGTCAGCTTGATAATCGATTGGATTAACCAAACCAGTGTTTGCAGAATGAGCGTTCATGCCGTTCATCCATCGTTCCATAGCATCACGTACTGAGAAATCAGTATCGTTGATTACTGTTACTGTCCAAGGCTCAAAAGTCCTGTCGCCAGCAATTTTTAACTGACGGCCACGGAATGGGACTGTTACCAGACCCACTACCGAACCAGGTAATTGAGCAGCTTCACACAAGAAGGATGTCAATTCAACATCGCCTCCTGAATAAGCTGGGAAGTTTACGGTTGCTTGGAACAGATTCGGCCTAGCACCACCACCTCTCAGCTTTGACTTAAAGTCATCGACTCCTAAAATTGCCATTTAATTTCTCCTTATGGTTGTGCTTAAACCGTACCAACTACTTCATCAAAATCAACCCCAGTGCGAACTGCAACGAAGTTAAGAGTGATGTAGTTAATAGAACGAGCAGGTTTGACAAATACTGAACAAACAAACTCGTTACGGTCAATTACTGCAGCAGTATTGTTTGTTTCGTCACAAACCACACGGAAGTCTGTAATACCTCGTCGGCCCTGAACTTCTCTCAGGAACGGTTCTACGATATTAACAAATTCTGCACGTGTGAATTCGTCATTGAATTCAAACATTACATTTCTTGCAGCACGTTCGATTGATCTTTCAATTGCGAGGAACAATCGACGGACGTTAATACGATCAAATGCTGATGGACGAGTCTCTCTGGTTTTATCACCAAAAAGAACGATGCCCTGACCAGGCAAGTTTACGATCGGATTAACTCCGGATTTGTATAATGTATCTCTTTGTGACTTATTAGCTGAATAAGCTAAGGAAGTGACTCCAAAATAATTACCCCTTCTCTGACCAGCGGGTGAGAACCACGGTGCAGCAACAGCGTCTGTTGATGCCATTAAACCAGCGGTTGATGCCGCGGCAGGAATAAACACATACTGATCGTTATACTTATCATACACCTTCAGATAGTTATTATCATAAACCAAATAAGAAGATGATGGGATACTAGATCCGACTTCAGTGGTAATGGCGGTTACTGCAGCTGAGGCCGTTAGACCAATAACTGATGCGCGACTTGGTGATGTCACTACAATACAATCTTTACGTAAAGTTGCTGCTGTACTTACTAGATCAGATACCACAGTTCTCTGTGCATCAGCAGTTGACATGCCAGGCGCAATCAAAAAATCTACCTGAATGTCTTCTTTACTTTCGAAACCATCAAATCCAAGCAGAACATCTGAAGCCCCAGTTGCATTACCATTCGAACCAAGTCTGAGGTTATATACACCTCTCGTCGGAGTAGCGGCTTCGAAATCGTTAGATGGAACTGTTCCAGCAGTATAACCTAATAGGAATTTACTAACCGCAGTCCTACTATTCTCATTAAGATTTAAAGCCCAAACATAACTAGAACGATTGTTGATGACATCTAAAATATAATTTTTGTCACCATCAGGTGTTTTAGCATCTGTGGCCAAAGATAAAAATGGGAAAGTTTCCAAAACAGCACCAGGAGTTCCAGTGAGATTACCATCTCCATCGACTACTACTGCGTGAATTTCATCGTTCGAAGCTCCAGCAGCAGCTGCATAAGATGATGTACCAGGAGCGTCATCAAAATATCCTTTATAAGACCAACCTGTGAATTGGGCATCCTCGTCCGATGTTGGACAAACTTCTACACGAAGACCGTTGCCGGCACTGCCAGGATACTTTGCAATGAAAGTGTGGTTAAATCCTGTGCCAGCCGAATCTTCTAATGTGCCTTTTTGAGCATCAAAATCTGTAGCATTCTTGACTAGTGGAGCTTTAGTCTGATTTGACGATCCAGTAAGACCAACAGATAAAGTACCTGCTGACGAATCAAACGCATTGATTCCTTTAGTAAGGTTACTTTGATTGCCAGAACTATCGTAGACAGTTCTAGACACGTAAAGACTGGTTGAGTATTTTAAAAATGATGCAGCAGACAAAAAGTCCACAGCACCAGAAGCACTTGGTGAACCAAAAGTAGATACCAACGTAGCCTCATTATCAATGAGTGTCGGTTCTTCTACTGGTCCCCAAGAAAATTCTCCCACATAAGCACCCGTTGAAGTAGTGACTGAAGGGACAACACCCGTTAAGTCAATTTCTTTAACTGTAATGCTGGGAGACGC